GTTCTGCTTCAGATGAAGGAGATGTTGCCGTGTAAATACTGTCGAGAGTCTACATCTCAGTATGTAGCCCAGCATCCACTGAAAGGGGACCCAGGTAAATGGTTGTACGAGATCCACAATATGGTAAACAATAAACTCAGAACTCAATGTGCTTCCAATCCTGAAGTTCCGGATCCTGGTCCTGATCCCTCATTTGAGGAAGTCAAAAAGCGGTATTTAGAAATGAAACCTACCGCCGTTCCAGGTCGTGATTTCCTATTCACTATGGCATCGAATTACCCTGATAATCCAGAACCGGAAGATATGGCTCGTCATCGTGAATTCATACATAATTTATCTGAAGTATACCCTTTTGAAAAGCTGCGAATAGTATTTAAGGCGTATTTGGAGAAGAATGGTTCAGTTCCACTACAAGGTAAGAAGGAATACCAAAAGTGGATGTACGGTCTTCTAAAATCTCTATCTCGAGCAGCACATTCACAAATACTATCGTACCGCGGATACGTGGCTCGTGTAATGTACCATGCAAGTGGATGTGATCGTAAATCTTACCGTGGAGTAACTTGTCGCCGAACTAAACAGGGATTCAAAACCAAGAAACGCGATATTCAGCAAACGCAGCGTACAGCTTTAACAGGATTACTGAAGTAGCATAATGTTAATTGATACGGACGCTGTAAAGTTAATTCTAGATATGATGAAGATACCGGTTACTGGTCTATTTCATATTGGCGCACATGACTGAACACGGATGGGGAGATGCACTGTATATTAAATATAATACACTGTGTTGAGTCTTACAGTTTACAAAATTTGCAATCATTTATTATAAAGGAAAGAATAGCCGGTTCACATGGCTTTACGGAAATACCAATGATAAGAAATATAATCTGCATTATTATTATTTTTAAAATTACCTGTATTATACCATTTTAAGATGCGGATACGGATATTTGACGGATAATATTTTAACATAAAATTGAAATAAATTTCATACTCTGACGCACCTGAATCTTCTTTATCTACGACATTTTCAAGAAATACCTTCCAGAACTCGCCATTAACTAATGCGAATAATTCCTTAATATATTTCGTCTGAAATATCATATGGTGACATATACCTGAATTATCTGTTTGACGACTCAGAGAGGTGTGTAGTTTATTCATATGTACAAAGTATGGGAGATGATGATAATCACGTCCGATGTTATATAAACATATCCCATTCTCAATAAAAGTTGTTGGCTTCAAAAAAAATGTATCACTATCTATGACTAAATAAGTATCAAGTATATCCGGAATAACTAGTCCAGCATACATCTTAATAAGTTGCTGAAGATACCATCCATTTCGTGACGATTTTCCTAGAATGTCAGAAACATCTTTCATAGAAAAGGGGAATACATCTTCTGATATAAATGTACATCCATTGACATTGTAATTTTTTGAAGAAACGATATAAATATTACGATAATCTATGATATTTTTCTTAGTATACTCAATCTGCCTATCAAAAACTTCATAGTCGTTAGGACCAACCGGAATAACGATATCGAAACTCATTATACTATTTCTTCTTACATTCTCTAAGTTTTAGTAAACGCACATGTTTCTGCCCATATTTTTCGCCCTTTTTTTCCTTAGGAGTTTTCTTTGTTTCGCGACGAGTTTTAGGATCTTCCATTACGGTATGTTTAATTTATGTGAATAAATTCGTTTTTATTACCATGGAGCTTTGGTACTCACTGGTAATAGGAACTGTGATATTCGTATATGTTCATTTCTTTAACGCTAATGCTAAAGCTTGGCTGGGAAGTGATAAAAGAATGCCATTTAGTTTTGAAAGTATGTTAGGATACACTCACCGGGAATCGAACCCGGGCCAAGACATTGGAAGTGTCTCATTCTACCACTAAACTATGAGTGTTGGTGATGAGAGTGGGATTCGAACCCACGAAAGATTACCTATCAGATCTTAAGCCTGACCCATTTGACCACTCTGGTATCCCACCGATTTATATACCGCGGATACGCTTAAATGCTAATGTGGCCACAACACTTGCCGATTTGGGAAGTTCAACCATAGCATAACGACCATACTCTGGAAATTCAATACGCCCATCCCAAGATTTTCCTGAATTAACCCATTCTGAAACTCGACTTTTTAAATCCATAAATCCTGCTGAAGTTTGCGATACACCTGCTTCTCGGAGCTGATTTAAAATATGAAGACCTTCTTTTAATCGGACCTCTTTCGTCTTCAGAGATTGCATTACTTAAAGATTGAACCGTTTCTTAAAGTCTTGGACGCTCGCTTTGAACGAAGGTTTATTCCACAGAACCCATTTTGATAAAGCCCCTGGAGTATCAGGCTTCTGCCATTGCTCGCCCATTCCTGAATGGCGCTTTAGATATCGCTGCTTTCGTGTCTTATCTTTGTTTTTTGTATAATCAGACATTCCGGCAGCGCCAAATGGCACTACCTTTTGGTGTCCGTCGGCATAGACAAAAGTAGCATCCCATTTCTTTTCAGGTTTATGTGATTTACGAATTGATTTAAGTTTCAGTCGGCGAGTTTTCATATTATTCTTTGGCAGGAAATCATAATGGAAGAGTGGAATAAAGCTGTTCGTATCCTAAAAGATGAGAGTATGGAACCAAACAAGACAGCTCAATTATGTGAACGTATTTTTCAGGACTTGAGACGAATGAAGATCAAGGATAAGAAGAAGTTTTATCAACGACTCGGACCTGAGTTTGAGAACTTTACTCTAAAATTAGAGGAAGATTACCCATCGTATATCGTTGTTAACGTTTTGAACGAGGACGATTTTTGGAAACTGACTTTAAAAGTTTCTCGTGGTCTTTGATGAAAAATGGAAGAATCTAAAGACAATAGATAGTAATTACAAGAATGGGAGATACAATTATCGGTGTCCAATTTGGTATCGCTAATCCTCAAGAAATCATTGCTAGAAGTGTAGTCGAAGTCATTACGGACAAGGCTAACCAGGCAGGTCTCCCAGTTCAAGGTGGCGTATTTGATCCTCATTTTGGCGTCATTGAAAATGGCAAGATCTGTCCTACCTGTAAACAAACAAACATTCTATGCCCTGGCCATTTTGGTCATATTCAACTTGCTAGACCAGTATACCTTTACCAATTTATTGAACCTATTCAGAAGATTCTGCAAATTGTATGCATGAATTGCTCAAATCCCTACCTTATGGATGCAGAACTCGAGAAGATTGAGTCAATGTCGAAGGGGATTGACCGGTTCAATGCTGTTCGCGACCGCACAGCAGCCTACAAAACTAGGGAACTCAAAGAAAGCTCGGCGTGCCCCCATTGCGGAACTCCAACGATTAAGCGAGTAGATAAGATGGATGGAACTGTTGCGACTCTGCAAGCATCAACCTACGATTCAGAAGCTACTCCGGTAATCCTCCAGCCAGAAATGGTTCTACGAACGTTTCAGCGAATGACGGATCGCCATGTTGAACTTATTGGGCTTAATCCCAAGTTCAGCCGCCCTGATTGGATGATCTGCACGGTTCTTGCCGTTCCACCACTAACGGTTCGTCCTTCGGTTATCATGGAAGATAATCAGCGTATGGAAGATGATCTAACTCATAAGCTTATCGATATTGTCCGTAACAATCAGCGTCTGCGCGATAAGATTGATAAGGGCGAATCGGCGCAGACCATTAACTATCACCTAGATCTCCTACAGTTTGATGTAGCGACATACGTTGATAATGATATCAAGGGTCTAGGTCCTTCTGCTAATCGTTCAGGTCGTCCACTCAAGACCCTAAAATCTCGTCTTGGAGCCAAGACTGGTCGTGTTCGTGGAAATCTTATGGGAAAGCGTGTAGATTTCTCTGCGCGTTCCGTCATTACCCCAGATGCCAACATTGACCTAGACGAGCTTGGAGTGCCAGAAGAGATTGCTCGTAACCTAACATTTCCAGAGACCGTGACTGGATACAACCGTGATCGATTGATGTCTTACATTCGTAACGGACCAGGCAAGTATCCTGGTGCTAAATCAGTTCATCTCAAAGAGGAAAATAAGTCATGCAACCTGAAGTTCATTAATCCGGAAACGATCGATTTGAAGGATGGTGATACAGTTCATCGTCATCTCATCGATGGAGATGTAGTACTCTTTAACCGCCAGCCTTCTCTACACAAGGCATCTATGGAGTGCCATCGTATTCGTGTGTTACCATACTCTACTTTCCGCCTGAATGTTAGTGCTACTCGCCCTTATAATGCAGATTTTGACGGCGACGAGATGAACATGCACGTTCCTCAAAGTATTGCGGCAGCATCTGAGCTCAAATATTTGGCGTCGGTTCTTCGTCAGATCATTTCGCCTCGACTTGCTTCACCTATTATCCAAATCTTCCAGGATACGATGACAGGTTCGTTCCGTATTTCCAAGGATTCAGTTCGTATTCCTGAGCATATTGCTATGAATATTATGGCTCGGATGAAGCGACCTCTTTCTAGCTATACTCGTCAGAATCGGCTACTAACCGGAAAGGAAGTTATATCCACGGTATTTCCACTGATGAATATTGATAGTTCCATCAAAGTAGAGAATGGTACATTGAAGTCAGGAGTTTTACGTAAGAGTGCGTTTGGTGCAGCGTCTGAGGGTGCTATTCACGTAATTTATAACGATTACGGTCCTAAGCGTGCCGCACAGTTCATTAACGATATTCAGAATATTGTTACCAAATACAATCTCTACTCTGGATTCTCTGTTGGAGCTTCCGATCTAATTGCAAATATTGAGACAGATGAGTTTATTAAGAAGACGATTGCCGATGGAAAGAAGAAGATTGTTGATATCATGTCTTCAGTTCACGGCGGAACCTTTACGAATATTTCAGGACGACCTGATGGTGAGGAACTCGAGAATAAGATCATGAGTGCACTAAAAGAGATCAATAGCTTGATTAGTGAGTCGGTAAATAACAGTCTGCCCCAGGATAACCGCATGGTTCAGATGGTAAAGTCTGGTGCGAAGGGCGGCGATCTGAATATTACACAGATGATGGCGCTTTTGGGTCAGCAGTTCGTAGCAGGCAAGCGTATCCAGTACACGTTGCAAGATCGCACGCTACCACACTTCAGTCGATTCGATGACAGTATGGAATCTCGCGGATTTGTAGAGAACAGTTTCATTAACGGCATTCGTCCTGCAGAGTTCTTCTTCCATGCTATGGGTGGTCGTGAAGGGTTGATTGATACGGCAGTAAAGACGTCAGACTCAGGTTACATCCAGCGGAAGCTCGTAAAGACTATGGAGGATCTGCATGTAGAGTACGACGGCACTGTTCGTAACGTAAACGGCGGAGTTATCCAATACCGGTACGGTGGGGATGGCGTTGACTCAGTATGTGTAGAAAAAATCGTATGTCCACTTGCAACTATGACTATGGAACAGATTTATCACGACTTTGCGCTTGCACCAGGCGATCTCTCGGCTATTCTAAAAGAACCAACGGATGATATTCCAGATAATGTTGAACAGATCCTGCTTGACCGCGAAGTTATGGTAAAGCACGTTATGCGATACAACAAAAAGGAGAAGGTATCATCTCCAGTAAATTTCAAGCGTCTCACGGAAAAGTATGCAAACAAGTACTCTGTAAAGACAGATTTGACTCCACGGTATGTGGTAGATGAACTTGCTCGTCTGTCAGAAACAAAGAATATTCGTCACAATAAGCTGTTTCAGATTCTACTTCGATTCTTCCTTTCTCCAAAGAAGGTTATTGTAAATCTACGTCTCACTCGCGATCTATTTAATGAGATGATTAAAGAGATTTCATTCAAGTATGTGAAGTCCATGGTTCATGCTGGAGAGATGGTAGGAACGCTTGGCGCTCAGTCGATTGGTGAGCCTACTACCCAGCTCACACTGAACACTTTCCACTCGGCAGGAACGGCGAAAGCCAATGCGACTGCTGGTGTACCACGTATTATCGAGCTTCTATCTGTATCGCACAATCCCAAGAATCCTTCAAATGTAGTTTACTTAGATAAGACTATTGCTGGGTCTCAGGATTCGGCGCTAGCGAAGAAGCGTGAAATTCAGAAAACGACTTTGCGAGATATCACCAAAGCTGTTCGAATTTATTATGATCCAAATCCCCTATCTACTAATAGTCTAATTCAGGAAGATCGCGATATTCTCGCATCATACGAAAAGTTCTCAGTAACTCAGGGTCAGTGTGCATCACCATGGATTATGCGTTTGGAACTTGATCGTCAGGAAATGGCTGCTCGTCAGGTAGTTGATATGACACTCATTCGAACCAAGATTGAGAACAATAAAATTTTGAAGGTATTTGAGTGTGTGCATTCAGATACGAATACACCAACCAAGATTGTGATGCGAATTCTATTTGGAGCCGATACGGTAAAGAATGCACTATCTTTGAGGTTCATTGAAGATAAGCTTCTGGATACGGTTCTAACTGGAGTAGACGGCATTGGTCGAGTATTCCCTCGCGAAGTCATTAATGAACTTTTGTGGGATGAGAAGACTGGAGGATATGTTGCGAGCAAGCAGTATGTTCTTGATGTAGAAGGTACGAACCTTTTGGATCTTTCAGTGCTACCTAATGTTGATCCATTCCGTTCATTCTCCGATAGTATTCATGAAGTTCTTGAAGTCTTTGGAATTGAAACTGTTCGCATTGCACTATACGAAGAGTTCTACAATGTATTCATTGATGCCGATGGTGTAGATTACCATCATATGATGATGCTCATAGATTCCATGACGTATCCAGGATTCATCCTACAGGTCGACCGATTTGGAATGAATAAGAATGTTGAAAACGGTGTGCTTGCCAAGTCGTCTTTCGAGGAGACTTCCAAGATTCTGTTCAATGCCGCAATTGCCGGAGAGTTTGATAATATGAAAGGCGTCTCTGCAAACATCATGTTTGGACAGAAGCCTCCATGTGGAACTGGATTTGTGGATATTCTTATTGATGAAACCAAACTTCCTGAAGGAACCGAGCAGGATCATACGGTATTCGAAGCTGAGCGTCAAGCCGTAAATATACTAGTAGAACAGGAACAGGCCAAGGATGATGTCGTAAATATGGCGGATATTCTGATGGAGTAACTTTAACATCAAACTCCATATAACTAAAATGCCAATGAACGCTCAGTGTTGCATAAATTCTCAAGATCTTATCGTAAAAAGAATACTTACAGTTTTAAAGAACGCGGATGTACAAACTAGTCTAAAACTTGTTAAAGAATTAAGTAAGATTCATCCGGCGTTTATTGATCTTTTAGATCACCAACTCCACGACCCACCGAATCCTGAATGATAAACAGCTAACGAATCAGGATACTTTTCTTTCAAACAATTATGTAATAATTTTTCATCTCCAGTAATGCACTGATTTGGCGTACCTTTACGGTACTCTGAATCATTGACCATGAAGGGGTAAATTTTTGAAGTTGGAATTACATGAACATTATCACGAGGTTTTATTCCGCGACGAAAGAAGTACGGTCCAGTTGTTTGGTTGATTTTGACATTATCAAAATCTATTTCTTCAAGTGTGGCAGTATGTAACAGGCGCTTGAGAGGAATACAACCAGGAATACACGCAAAGAAACCGTTGGACATATACTTGCCTACTTCAGATTTACATTTCAGTTCACATGGATCTTCATTTGCAACAATCAAATCAAAGTTTGAGTGTTTCTTAATATGCGCACAAAACTCAGGACTGATTTCAAATAACGAATCCATATACACTCCTCCAAATCGGTGAAGAATCTCGTAGCGCGCTAAATCCGCAACTTGTGCGAACCGAGACTGACCAATATCTTCTCCAGTTTCAATGGCTGTGCGCATATAGTACCAAGTTAAAGGGAAGTTTTCTAACGTCAGTTCTGTATTTGTCGATAATTTGTACTCAAATCCGGAAGCTTCAGCGACCTTCTTGACTCCAGCCATCAAATTGTATCTCACAGACGTTTTCGATAGAGGAGCTCCGAACCATATTTGATGAATAATTGGAGTTATGGTTTTGGAGTATTTGATATAGGGTTTCTCGTGAAAGTAATATTCGCGCTCAAGTTTACGTAACGAAGATCCTTTATTATTGTAAATCTTGTTACATATATCTTGAGTAGCTTTGTAAAACTGTAACTGTTCCTTCTTTTCTCCAAGTTCAGAAGCCGTTAAAGTATGTCCTCCAGTAAAAAACTTAGCTTGTGGAAAACGTTCTTTAACCATACGGTGAACTTTACGATGATGAGCGTGTCCGTACTCTCCAGACTCATTATGGGTGAGTACTAACTTCCACTCCTTGCGAGCAAGTTCATTTAAAGCTTTTTCAAACACTGAACCGTCATAAAGTTCATCAGCTTCTTCGTCTTCTTCAACATACTTATCTTCCACATCAAACATCATAAATTTAGTCACAGCAGCATAAGACATTGTTCGAAAAAATTCACGTGATCGAACAGGATTGTTTATGTTGGTCGAACAAACCACAAACCATCCTGATTGTAACATTAGGTTGAGTCCACCCCACAAGACTTCATCATCAGGGTGTGCGACTATAAGTAGTTTATCTACTTCCATTATTTATTGGTTAGAGATCCTTTAGTTAGAGTACGCCAAACCGCCCATGCCGGACATTACGCGAAGAATGTTGTAGTTCACGGCATACACACGAACATCCCAGCTGTCGTCGTAGGCACTCTCGGCATTGACAGTTATTTCACCACTTAACGCCATTACAAGCGTAGCCGTATCAATACGAGAGAAGTTGCATGTGCCTGAAGGCTGGTGCTCCTCTGGGCGCAGTGCGAATGAGTACAGGTAAATACCTGGCTGGGCCCAGTAGGAAGTATTGGAGCCTGCACCTCCTGAGTGATGCTGGTACATTTGAACCTTGTGGAAATAGTCGCCATAGCGCTTATCTAGACGATCCTGTCCGTTGATCTGTAGCCACTGCTCATATACGGCATTGCTGTCGTATGTAAAAGGCCGTAGACGCGTTCCTGCGCTCTTGGCAGCAATAGCACAGTTCGTGTATGACGTAGGCTGGACAACCCATACG